ATGGAGGCTGGCAATGGCTGATAAGAAGATAACTGCTTTAACGGCGCTAACTGGCGCCAACACGGCTAGCACAGATGTGTTCCCTATTGTGGATGTGTCGGCTACGGAAACTAAAAAGATTACGGCAGCAGAGTTGGCTGCCGCTATTGCTGTTATTGGTTTGGATGCTGGTGGTGGTGTTCCAACAAAGATTCATGGTGTTGAGTTGCCTGCTACACATATGATTCGTTTTGAGGGTGCTACCGATAACAATTTTGAAACTTTTTTGACGGTTGTGGACCCGACTGCTGACCGTACTCTTACTTTCCCTGATGAGACTGGTACTGTCGCTACTCAGGCTTATGCTGATTCGGCTGCTAGTGCAGCCGCAGCAGCGGCAACAGTTGATTTTGCTGATGCCGATAATGTTTTATGTAACGCAATATTTAACTAGGGAACGATTTAACCACTTATTAGGAGATAACACATGGCAACATTTACTAAGAAGATTCTTTCAGGTAGCACAGACGGCAAAGCCGTCAAGGTCGCCGCTACCGCTACTGCTGGTACAACGATTCATACTGGTTCGACTACGACTACGACTCTTGATGAGGTTTGGATTTATGCAGTAAACACTTCAGCATCATCAGTCAAATTGACGATTGAGTGGGGCGAGGCTACAGCACCTGATGGCAATATCGAGGTTACTGTTCAGCCTGAGGCTGGTTTGGTGACTGTGATTCCTGGTTTGTTGATTAAAGGTAATGCGACTGCGCTTGTTGTTAAGGCGTTTGCTGCGACAGCGAATGTGATTTGTATTCACGGTTTCGTTAATCAGATTACGGTTTAACTATGCCGAACAGGCGTGAACTCGGATATGTAAGTGCTGGAAGCACAAGCACTATTCCTGCTACTACAGGTTACGGTGTGGCTACTGGTGGCTCATCTAGTTCTATAACTGTTTCATCACAGAACTATACGCTTCTAACTTTTACTAGTGACGGCAATCTTGTTGTTTCTTCGGCAGGTTTGTTTGATGTACTGATGTTCGGTGGAGGTGGTGCAGGAGGTTATGGCGCAAACGCCGCCTGGCGAAGTGGCGGTGGAGGTGCTGGCGGTATCTTACAAACAACGGTTTATTTAGATGCTGCAACTTATGCAATAAAAATTGGTGCAGGTGGTGCTGGTAGTAGTGCTGATGTAGTTTCTGGTTTTGGTTCTAGTGTTGGAACTTCTGCAAGGTCTTTAAGTATTGCTGGTGGCGGCGGCGGCGGAGGTGTTACTGCTGGTGATACGCCACCTGCTAAAGGTGGTTGCGGTGGCGGTGCTTATATGCGTACATATTTGACTGGCGCTGCGGCATTTGTTGATGGTGTTACTGGATATGCTGGCGGAAATGCCTCAGCCGAAGATGGCGCTGGTGGAGGTGGCGGCACTACGGCTGCAGGTGTAAATGGCACAAGCGGAGAAGTAGGTGGCAATGGCGGTGCTGGTTACGATGTAAGCGCATTTATTGGTGGTAGCACACTTTATAAAGGAGGCGGAGGCGGTGGAGGTGGTGGTACTACTGCTGGAACAGGTGGTTCAAGTATTGGTGGAACTGCTGGCATGGATTCATCTGGTGGAACTGCTGCTGCGAATACTGCTAGTGGTGGCGGTGGCGCAAAGAATGGTGTAGGTGGTTCAGGCGGTTCAGGCATTATTTATGTCAGGTTCAAGGTGTAATTATGTCAGCACAATACTTCGCACAACTAGACGACAACAATGTAGTAACCCATGTCGCTGTAGTGCAACGAGAGTTCCTTGAAGCGAACCCGCAACGCTATACGGGTCGTTGGGTTGAAACCTTTTTTGATACTGAGGGTAAAACTTATGCTGGTATCAGTTTCACTTACGATGAAGCAACACAGGATTTTGTTGCACCACCAAGCCCAGTTATCGAGAGTGAGGTTTAGTTTATGGCTGCAAGGTTGATGGGTTATGTTTCGGCTAGCAACACACCGACAATCGTGTTTCCTACGCCTGCCACTTTAGATGTCGATTATCTTGTTTTAGGTGGTGGTGGCGGCGGCGGTATTGGGAACACCAACGGTAGCGGTGGTGGTGGTGCTGGCGGTATGCGTTGCACAGTTACAGGGACAGGCGGCGGTGGCAGTCTTGAAAGTGCTTTGACGATTGCAAAAAATGTTAATTATTCGGTTGTTGTTGGTGCAGGCGGCGCAAAACATAACAGCGGAAATAGCAGCACTTTTGTTGTTACGGCGCAGGGTGGCGGTAGAGGTGGAGCCGCCAATAATGGAGCATTAATTAAAGATGGTGATACGGGTGGCAGCGGTGGTGGCGGCGGCAACATAAATGGTGTGGGTGCAAGCGGCACAACTAACCAAGGTTACGCAGGCGGTGACGCTGCTGGAAATGTGAACCCATATCGTGGCGGCGGTGGTGGTGGTGCAGGTGCAGTTGGTGCTACGGGTGGTAGTGGCGCACCAAATGGCGGTGCAGGCGTAGCGTCAAGCATTACAGGTTCATCCGTCACTTATGGCGGCGGCGGTGGTGGCGGCGCAGACAATACTTCCGCAGGTAGCGGCGGTGCAGGCGGCGGCGGCGCAGGTGGCGTAGGTGGCATAGGCACGAACGGGACAGCAAATCGTGGCGGTGGTGGCGGCGGTTCAGGCGGCGCACTATTCAGCACAACAGGCGGAAGCGGAATAGTTATCTTGCGTTACTTGACTTCGGGCAACACAATTACTGTTGGCGCAGGTTTGACATCATCATCGGCAACAGACGGAAGCCACACAGTCGTGTCGTTTACCGCTGGTAGTGGAACAGTAAGTTGGGCATAATGGCACATTACGCAATTATTGACGAACGCAACATAGTTATTCAAGTAATAACAGGCGTTGAGGAAACCGTTACACAAACCGACACAGACGGCACAGAAGTTGGTGGTTCTGCTGAAGCGTGGGAAGCGTTCTATACGGCGCAGTTAAAAAACCCAAACTTGTATGTAAAACGCACTTCATATAACGGCACTATTCGTGGAACATACGCTGGCATCGGTTACACCTATGACCCTGTTGCTGACGAGTTTGTTGCACCCGTAGTTGAAGAACCTGCCGAACCTTAAAGTGTGGGTCGCAATCTAACAAGGTGGCTTATACCGCTACCAGCAATCCTGTTTGCGGTTATACCGCAAAATGCTAACGCAGAACCAGTTGCGGGTTTAACAACCACCTATTATACGATTGATGTAATCCCGCCAGTTCAATCAACTGACGAATACCCTGTCTGCGGTACTGAGACAGAGAACAACATCAATCGCAGTTATGATGGTGAACCATACGAGGATTGCACGGGCGACCTGTTCATGGTTCACATGACAGGCTACATAGACATCCCTGAACACAACACGATTGAGTTCATGCTCGCACACGATGACGGCGGTGAGATAACTATTGACGGCAACACATTCGGTGTTTGGAATGACCAAAGTTGTTCGTGGAGTATGTCAGACGAACTAGAACTAAATGCAGGTAGCCAGCCTTTAGAACTATGGATGTACGAAAACGGTGGCGGAACCTGCCTGATGCTCGCATGGAAAATAGATGGCAACGGCTGGGTGATTGTGCCAGACGAAGCGTTTACAACTAGCGCAGTTTCGCAGACAACTTCAACAACATCTTCAACAACCACATCCTCAACGACAACCACATCATCTACCTCGTTACCCACAAGTACCACGGAAGTTGCCACAACAACCACAAGCACGTTACCCCAAACAACAACATCAATTTTAACGACTTCATCTACAACAACCCTTCCCATAACGACGACCACAGTTCAGTCAACAACAACCACGCAAACGACAACAACAACGTCAACGACGACCATCCCAATTCAAACAACGACCACAACTTTTGTACCATACACCCCTCCTCAGACAACGATTGCTATTCCCACCATCGAGACTCAACCGATAACCACCATAACCTTACCCGAAACCATAGTTGTCTTACCCGAAACCACAGCACCAGAAACATTTATAACCGAACCAGACGAAGTGATTTTGCCTGACACAACTGAACCAGAAACATTTATACCCTATCCTGACGGTCCTCTTGAAGAACCTGTTGTGCCTGTTGAGACAACCATTCTTGAGACATTTTTTCCCGACTACGAAGTCGGGCCTGTTCTTGACGAAACAGAACAGCCAGAAGACACAATAGAGCTGCCGGAATATATAACAGAAACAACACTATTAGAAGAAACGGATTCATCACCTATTACTCTACCCGAACTTGTAGCAGACGAACAAGTAACAGAAGTATTGGAAGAAGTCATCGAAGATGAACCCGTCACTGACGAACAAGTAGAACAAATCTTAGAAACCCTTACCGAAGCCGCACCTGAACAGATTGTGGAGGCTATTACCCAAGTCTTAGCCGCGGATATCACCTCAGACCAAGCCACCGAGATAGCGTCAAGCCCAGAAGTCTTGGCTGCTATCACCGAAACTCAGGCTGAAGAACTCTTTGAACAAATCGTTGTGGACGAACTGTCTGAGGAACAGTTGGAGGCGTTTACTGAAGCCATTCAGGAAGCGCCAACAGAAATTAAACAGGCTTTTGAGAAAACTATTGATATTTTTAGTTCCAAATTTGATGAATATGTGCCAACCGGCTCTAACGTGCCGGTTCGCACCCGTAGAACCCTTGTAGTTATTGGGTCCTTGTTAACGATGTTACCAAGTGTCCATATTAAGACAGGTAAATTATGAAGAAACTACTTAACTATCTAGCTGAGAACACTTGGACTTGGGCGGGCACGGGCATGGTATTGATTACCTTGTCTGGACCTACTTTTCGTCAGGCTGTGTTCTTGACAGGTACTGCCGTGGTTCTTCATTCCGTAATAACCCTAAGTCAGAAAGATGAAAAATGAACTCAACAATTGCAAAAGCCCTAGACCTTGGACAACGACTTGTATCGTTGTTTATTGCCAGCGCATTACCAATCATCACAGGTGGAGCAATCCTCGGTGTTGATGTGATTAAGTCGGCTGGTGTTGCAGGACTTACAGCCTTGTTTGGTGTTGTACAGAAACTTGCCGCAGCGTCAGTTGATGGCGAGCTTACATCAACAGAAATTAGCGCAGCGTTTGGAACTAAGACCAAGAAGAAGTAATGGAATTATCCGACCTTCTCAACGAGAAGGAATGGAGAAAATGTAAAGGTCCTGAGGACGCAACCTTAGAACAACAGGTTGAAGCATTTGAATATTTCTGTTCCAACTATTGGATGATACGCCACCCTGAACGGGGTCGTATCAAGTTTGAGTTGCGTGATGCGCAACGAGAAACAATTGCCACATGGTTATCCACCCGATACTCGATAGTGCTTAAAGCACGACAGATTGGGTTCTCTACCCTTGCGTCTGCATATTCATTTTGGTTGGCTTTCTTTTGGCCTGACAGATTTATTGTTATGCTTTCGCGCACAGAGCGTGAAGCAGCTAAGTTGTTGCAGAAGTCAAAGTACGGTTACAAGATGTTGCCGGCATGGATGCGCAAACATGGTCCAGAGTTGCTTTCTGATAATCAACTTAAGATTGTGTTCGCTAACGAGTCTGCGGTTGAGTCGCTGCCGTCAGGCAACGACCCAGCCCGAGGTGAATCGGTATTCTTGGTAATCATTGACGAGATGGCGTTTTTGCCAAACCCAAGCGAAGCTTGGGCATCCATTGAGCCAATTGCCGACGTCGGCGGTCGTGTCATTTGTCTATCTACCGCCAACGGTGAGGGCAACATATTTCACGAGTTGTGGGTTGGTTCCCAAACAAAAACAAATAGATTTACGGGAATCTTTTTCCCTTGGTCTGCTGGCGACCGTGACGAAGAATGGTACGAAGCTAAGAAGCGTGACTTGCCTGATTGGCAAATGGCACAAGAATATCCATCTGACCCAGACGAAGCCTTTATCCGCTCTGGTCGTCCTGTGTTTGATTTGGAAACCTTGCGCGCGTATGAGCCCGAAGAACCAAGTCGTGGTTACTTACACAAAGGAATGGGCAAGGGTGTTTATGAGTTCAGGGAAGATGGTGGTGAACTTGCTGTGTGGGAGTTCCCTGAGCGTGGTCAGGTTTATGTTATTGGTGCTGACGTTGCCGAAGGTCTAGGTCATGGCGACTTTAGTTCTGCACATGTAATCAATGTCGAAACAGGTTTGGTTGTGGCACATTGGCACGGACATGTGGATGCAGACATATTTGGTGAAGAAGTTTTGTTTGCTTTGGGTTGGTGGTACAACCATTGTCTGATTGGTGTTGAGTCAAACAACCACGGGTTGACAACCCTAAAAGGGTTGCAACGCGTGGGATACAAGAATCTGTTTCGTCAAAGACGGCTTGGTCAGCGCAACCCAACAGTCAGCGAGACTTTGGGTTGGCGTACAACATCGGTTTCCAAACCTTTAGCCATTGACGAACTAAACGGGAACATGCGAGATGGTGCTTTGTATATTGCATGCAAAGCAACAGTTGCCGAACTACGCACTTTTATCCGTCAACAAAATGGCAAGATGCACGGTTCGCCGCACGACGACAGAGTTATGTCTTTGGCTATCTGCAACCAGATGCTTAAATATGTTTGGCTACCTGAATATCGAATTACCGTTGCCCCCAAAAAGAATACATTTGATTGGTGGAGCCAGCACATCCTAAAAGCACCAAAAGAAGGAAGACAACCAATCGGGGCAGAAAATGTTAGGAAAGTAACGATTTAGGATTGTATTGATGCTTTCCATAACCTGCGAGAACTGTTCAACAGAGTTTTATGCACCAGAATTGCCAAGACGGGGTGCTATTTGCTTTAAATGCCACATAAGCACGGTAAATTTGGGATTTACTTACGGCAAGGAAGACTTTCATGGACCAACCATCAAGGAGCGCCAACAAAAGCAGGTTGCAGATGCCAAGATAAATGGCATCAACGCCGAGCCTGTTGGCAGTCGTTGGATTTAATGCTATGCCTGAAATCTGGGTCCCGATTGTCGTTGCCGTTATTACGGGCCCGGTAGTAGTAGTCCTGAGCAAGTTGCGCAAAGAGAATTCGGAACAACACGCAGAAGGTAGAGAGTTGCTACAAGCAATAGGCACAAAGGTGGATAAGGTCGGTAGTAAGTTGGATGAACATATTGGTTGGCACAAAGGCAAAGAGGAAAACTAATGGCACGAATGACTAACACAGAAATCTTAAAGAAGTATCGAGAGAAGCTGGAACAGTCACGCCGTTGGCGACAAGAAGAACGCTACGACGACCTTTGGAGTCGTCTAATTGATTTGTACCGTGGCAAACATCATCGTACCGACATCAAAGAAGACCAGTTGTTGGTAAACATTGCGTTTGCAACTATCAACGTTATTTCGCCTGCCGTATCTATTAATCACCCAAAAATTACGGTAAACGCCAAACGGCCAGAAGATGCCGATAAGGCAATTGTTACGGAAGCAATTATCAACTACTGGTGGCAACATTATGGTTGTCAAGAGCAGTTTCGCCGTGCGGTTAAAGACTTTCTTATTTGCGGACACGGGTGGGTCAAGACTGGTTATCGTTACGTTGAAGAAGAAAAAGCAAAAGACGAAACACCGAACTTTGATTCATACGATGAATTAACAACGCCTGGTCCGGAAGCCGCCGTTGAATCAGAATTAATCATTAAAGAAGATAGAGCTTTTGTTGAGCGTGTTTCTTTGTTTGACATGTATGTTGACCCAGACGCAACATCAATGGACGATATCCGTTGGATTGCACAACGCACTCGTCGTCCGCTAGAAGACGTAAAGAAAGACAAAAGATACAATGCTTCTGCGCGCGCGGACGCGGCGCCTTCGCATTATTCAAAGTGGGGACAAGACCAGTTCCGTCCACGAATGTCAACAGACAAAGATAACTCATATGTTGAGATTTGGGAATGGTATGACATTGATAAAAATACAATGTCCGTGTTTTGTGATGGCTCAGACAAGTTTCTTGTTTCGCCAACAAAAATGCCTTTTTTGTTCGGACATCCGTACACAATGCTACGCAACTACGATATACCAGATTATTTTTACCCAATGGGTGAACTGGAAGCAATTGAACCACTACAACACGAATTGAATCTGACCCGTACACAGATGATGAACCACCGTAAACGGTTCTCTCGTAAGTGGCTATACAAAGAAACAGCATTTGATACAGATGGTCGCAATGCCCTTGAGTCGGATGAAGACAACGTAATGGTGCCAGTTGTTTCTGACGAAAGCATTAACAACGTAATTACGCCAATGCCGGCAGTAATTAACCCACCAGAGTTCTACAACCAATCACAATTGATTTCCGAGGATATTCGTTCAGTCTCTGGACTTAACGAATATCAGGGTGGTGGAATGCCAGAAATTCGTCGAACGGCAACAGAGGCGGCAATTATTCAGGACGCTGCCAATGCTCGCGTTTCGGATAAGTTGGCAATCGTCGAAAAGAGCATTGGAGAATGCGGTCGTCGTTTGATTATGCTTGCACAACAGTTCATGACTGGCGAACAGGCTGTTCGTATTGTGGGCTCGGAAGCCTCTCCAATCTGGCTGAAGTTTGACCGAGATTACATTCAAGGTGAATTTGACTTCATTGTTGAGGGTGGTTCAACTCAGCCAGTCAATGAGTCATTCCGTCGCCAGATGGCAATGCAGGTTGTGGATGCTATGGCACCGTTTGCTGGTGCTGGCATTTTGGATATGCCGAAACTTGCAACTTACGTTTTGCAATACGGTTTCGGTATTCGGGGTGCGGCGTCTTTTGTGAACGCCCAACCGATGATGCCTGTACCACCACCCGGCGCAGAACAGGGTGGTCAACCAATGCCACCAGAACAACCAATGCCACAAGGAATACCAATGCAGCAAGGTCCACCTGTTGATATGGGGCCAATGCCACCAACGGGTGGCATGGCTATGCCGTCAAATATTCCGCCACAAATTCTTGCACAATTGCTTGCGCAGGGCGCACCGCTACCAAATACTCAAGGAGCTATGTAACGGTTTTGCGTTAGGTATAGAGCAAACCGTTGGAGGACTCTATGAGTAATGATAACACCGTTGATAGTGCAATTGAAGCCCCGATAGCAGAAACTGTTGGACAAGCAGAAGTTAGCACGGAAATAGGTGAAGCCCCCGAAGTAAGCACCGATTATTTTGCTTGGGACGAATACGCTGACAAACCTGTCAAACTAAACGTCGCTGGTGAGGAAATTGATGTTCCACTAAAGGAGGCGCTTGCTGGATACCAGCGTCAAGCGGACTATACCCGCAAGACACAGGAATTGAGTGAGCAACGGAAACAGGTGCAGTTTGGTGCTGCTTTGCAAGAAGCCTTGCAAAACGACCCAAAAAGCACTTTGGAATTGTTGAAGCAACATTATGGTTTAGAAGAACAGCAATCGTCGGAAGACGAACTGTTATTGGACCCAGTTGAGAAACAGTACCGACAACTAGAATCTCGAATGAAAGCATTTGAACAAGAAAAAGCAATGCGGGATTTGGAGAAGACAGTTGAGTCTCTGTCACGGAAATATGGCGACGCATTTGACGCAGATGAAGTAATTGCTAAAGCTTTGGCTACAGGCAATTCAAATCTGGAAGCCGTCTACAAACAGACAGCGTTTGACCGTATCTTTGAACAAAGTTTGACCGCATCTCAGTTAAAAGCTAAGAAGGCGGAAGAAGAACAAGCTATTGTTCAAGCGAAACGGGAAGCGACTGTTGTGTCCAAGGGCGCTTCAGCTAAAAGCGCCGACGTGTCTTCCAAGCCCGTAACCACACTTCGCGATGCTTTTGAATTGGCGAAACGCCAAATTAACGGCTAGCACTAACAACAGGAGATATTACTATGGTCGCTGCCAACAGCAACTTTGATAATCTATTAACAACAACGCTTGCGAACTATCGCTCGACGTTGACCGACAACGTATTCACCGCACGTCCTTTGACTTACAAGTTGATGGAGGGTGGCCGCATTCGCATGCTTAACGGTGGTACAAAAATCGTTGAGCCTCTAATCTACGGACAGAACAGCACAGTTGGTTCGTACAGCGGATACGAGACACTTTCGCTCACACCACAAGAAGGCATCTCAGCAGCTGAGTTTGAGTGGAAGCAATATGCAGCTTCCATCGCAATCAGCGGCATCGAAGAAGCCAAGAACAACGGTGAGCAAGAAATCATCAACCTTCTTGAAGCAAAAATTATGCAGGCTGAGGAGTCAATGCGCGAGTCATTTAACCAAATGTTCTTCGCAGACGGCACCGGCAACAGCGGAAAAGACTGGAACGGCTTGGGCAACCTTGTTGAATCAGGCAACACCGTTGGTGGCATCAACTCAACAACTTATGAGTGGTGGAAATCAAAGGAAGATAATGATGCTGTAGCTTTGTCACTTGCTGACATGGCATCTTTGTACAACAGCGTTTCGGTGGGCAATGACCACCCAGACTTGCTTCTCACGACTCAAACATTGTTTGAGAAGTATGAAGCTTTGTTGCAACCACAGTTGCGTTACACAGACACCAAGACAGCGGATGCTGGTTTCCAGAACCTTCTGTTCAAGGCTGCTCCTGTAATGTACGATGTGCATTGCACAGCTGGTGTGTTCTACATGCTCAACACCAAGTACCTCACACTTGTAGGTCACTCAGGCAAGTGGTTCTCACAGACAGCATTTGTGTCTCCGGAAGACGTAGATGCTCGTTACGCACTTATCATGTGCTACGGTAACTTGACAGTCCGTAACCGTGCTAAGCAGGGTAAACTGACAGCCAAGACAGCCTAATAACTTTAACAATTAAGGAGAAACTACAATGCCATTAATCGCAAATGACACAGACGGTGCAGTAACACGCAAGCGTCTTGAAACTTGGGCAGCCAAGGAAGAAAAAGTAACCGTTGTTGCAGCAACTGATGCAGGAACCACACAATCAGCAGCAACACTTGCTGGAGCAGCAGAGGTCGTCTACACAATGACCCCAACTACAGGTCGTGCCCTCACGACACCAACAGGTGCTGAATTGGGTGCAGCTTTCACAGACGAAGCAGTTGGAAGTTCTTTCCGATTCTCGGTTGTGAACCTTGCAGCATCAACACACGCAATTACCCTCACGGCTGGCGCTTCTGGCGTGACGCTTGTAGGTAGTGCAACAATCGCAGCTGCTGATTCAGCTTCGTTTGTTGGTGTTTTCACCGCAGCAAATACAGTTAGCATCTACCGTAAGTAGATATAATGTTTGGGTGGGGGATAAAAGCCCCCACCCAACAACTATCAAAACACCCATGATGTACGGCAAAAAACCACCTTCAAAAAAGAAGACTCGCGGCCAGAAGGCCGACGCTGCAAGAAAAACAGCTGAAGCAAAGGCTGTTATTAAATTTAACAATACTCTTAGAGGCAAAAAAGCAATTGGGATTTCGCCATCTAACAAAAATATTCCGAAATCAATGTCCAAGGGCAGAACCTATAAGGGCAAGTAATTAATTCGTAATTTGGGGTGTGCCCCCCACCTTCCAGGGCATACCCCAAGTAACGAAAAGGACAAGTAGTGATGAAGAACGCACAATTGTCCGGTGAATATTACGGCGTACCAATACAAGGTATCCGTCCTTCCGCAGAAGTTCCAGGCTCACGCCAAGCACCACCAAGCGGTCCATATCTTGGACGCGGTAATTTTTGTGCTGCAAACGATGATACATGTACGGGTCGAAAAGCCAAAGGCACCGATTACTGCATGGGGCATCTACGAAGCAAAGGTGACGCATAATGACAATGAGCCTTGCCGATGTTCGCACTATGGTGCGAAACATCTCCGACCTTGATTCGGTAGATTTGCCAAACACCATTATTGACAATGCTGTGAAGGAAGCATTTCAGCGTATTATCGCCCTTGAGCGCCGATGGCCAAAATACCAAGAAACGTACACATTCAATACAGTTGCTAGTCAACGCCCATACACAATATCTACAATTGGCGATATTCGAGAAGTCATATCTCTTGTAGACACATCTAGCGCAGGTAGTCGTTTAACGATGATTCCCTACGACAACGCAGAAGACATTTGGTTGGGTAATACTGACGTTCCTTCCCGCCCATACTTTTACGCAATATGGGATGCACAGCTACACCTATATCCAAAGCCTGATGCCATTTATGCGATAACGCTTCGCGCTTATCGGAACCCTGTTTACACTTGGTTGACGAACACATCTGAGGCAATTGACCTTGATGAGTGGTTCCATGTTTTGCTTGCATATTTTGTGTTGGCTCGTGTTTATCAGCGCCAAGAAGACCCAGAGCTTTCAGCAATGTATCTCAGGTCGTTTGAAGAAGGCGTAGCTATGGCTCGCCGTGACTTGATGAAGACCCCTAGCGCAAGACCTTTGTTGATGTCGGCTGGTAGGCAGTACCCAACTATGCGTCGTTGGCTGCAAACCCTTGGCGCAACCCTAGGTACATAATGGCTCAGATTCTTCTTGAGCGCTATGATGACTTTACTGGCGGTTTAAATCTTCGAGCCGACCAGTTTTTGCTTGCTAAGAACGAATCGCCAGACATGCTTAATGTTGAAATTGACCCTCGTGGTGGCGTGTTTAGTCGTGGTGCAATGCAACGCTTAAATACAACTGCTGTTGCAGGTACTTGGGCACCTGACAAACTTCATGCCTTCTATGGTGCTACGTCAACAATTATGTTGGCGAATAGCACAAAGGTTTATCGTTCTACTGGTGGAAACTTTTCTACTCTTGCCTATTCGTTGGGTAATGACATTGCCACAACGAACGCGCATGGCGCGTCGTTTGCTAATTGGGGTTCAACACTATACATCAGCACAGGACCAACAGCGACGGCTGGATACAAATGGAATACAACAGACACATACGCAACAGCCTTAACCGCATCTGGTCCTACATGGCAAGCTTATGTAAGTCCCGTGGGTGGATACATGCCAAAAGCGGAACACAACATTGTGCATGCCAACAAAATGTTCGTAGCCAATACAAGGGAAGATGGCGTAAATTATCCTGACCGAGTGCGTTGGTCGCACGAAGGTTTGCCTGAGGATTGGATGGCAGACGATTACATTGACGTCAAAGGTGGCGGTAGCGGAGTAAATGGTTTGGCTGTCGTACAGGGTCAATTGGTTATTTTCAAAACAAACGCAATCTATTTGTTGGTTGGTACAGAATCAGACAACTTCAATGTTGTGGAATTAACAAACACTCTTGGTTGTTCTAGCCGCAACAGTATTGCCGCAGCGGAACAAGGTGTGTTTTTTTACTCAACCCCAGAGGGTTTGTTTTACTACAACGGTTCTGTAGTTGAAGATGTTTTTGACGCTCTGCGCCCAATTGTGGACGACAAAGAACTTAGTGCGTTGAGCACGGAACCTTATAGTGTTTCATATGTTGGTCGTCGTGTTTGGTTGGCGTTACCGTACGATGACACATCGTCGGTAACAGCCCCAACTGTTAATTTTATTTTTGACCCATCACTTGGTCGTGGTGGCGCGTACATGCAGTTTGCTACAGCAGATAGCAAAGGCGTTATTGGCGGTATTAACTGGACCGATTCAAACAATGACAATTTGCGATTGATGATTCACCCAACACAACCGTATGTGTTAAAAGTTGATTTGTACGACGAGGAACAAGACAACATCGCAGGAACGCCTGCTGGTTTTGCTTCATACTACAGAACCGGTTGGATTGATGGCAGAACCTATGCTCAGAAGAAAATGTTTCGCCGTCCAGATATTGCTTTTAAGCAAGTTGACACACAAAGAATTGTAAACGTGAAAGTGTTTCACGATTACGAAGAATCATCTGGTTCTGAACGCAAACAATTTAATGCAACCCTTGGTGCGGCGGGTGAAGGAATGATTTGGGGTACCGACCTTTGGGGGACTGGTTTGTGGGGTAAGCAATCAGAAGGTGTTCAAATTATTAATGGTTCAAATCTTGGTTTTTGCCGTTCGGTAAGTTTGTTATTTACTGGACCATTATCGCTCGACTGGGGTTTTGACTCTATTGCAATTAAGTACAACAACCGAAAGATGACAGGATAATGCCACTTACAGTACCTTATTCATTTACCAACGGAACAGTTGCTGAAGCTGGTGAAGTTAATAGTAACTTCACCGCTATCAAAACATTTGTTGATGGATTGGCAACTGGTGCAAACATTGACAACAATGCACTCGACTCCGATAACCTAACCGCAACTGGCGTAACTGCCGGTTCGTACACAACTGCGGATATCACCGTTGACGCCAAGGGCCGCATTACGGCCGCTTCTAGCGGCACGAGCGGAGTAACTGGCGATAGTGACCAACTTGTGTTGGGTTCGCAGGTGTTTGGATAATGAGAACATGGAATACTCCGATTGTCAACGCATTGAAGACGGACGACGCTATTGCGTTGCAACAAATCTTTTCTTCGTTGTCGCAGGAGATTGGTCGCATTTATGAAAAAATTGAACAGATACAAATTGAAATGGCTCAATCAAATCGCAGGGATTATCAAAGGATTAAGTAATGGCATATAATCCAGCTGAATACGAAGCTCGCAGGCGCGGGTACACGCAACAGTATGGTGCGTCGGGTGCCATGAATGCCTATGCTAATTTTCTTGCTCGCCAACGAGGAACTCGTGGGCGTCAAGATATGTTGCGTCAATACGAAGAAGCACAACCAAGAGTTGTGGCGGGATATTCTCGACGTGGACTCGTTGGCCCAAATGTTAAGTCAGGTATTTTTTCTCGTGGGCTACAGACCTTAGCCAAACAACGCGCTCGTAATCTTGGGGATTACGACCAGGAACAATTGGGAGAACAGCGGATGTATGACCTTGGCGAAGCGCAGCGTCTTGAGGCGTTCAAAAATCAACTTGCTGACATGGAGTCGGAAAAAGCACAAACCATTGCTAATGCTGCACGTCAGCTTTACGCAAACAGAATGGGGATGATTTAATGTCTAATATGGAAAATACAGTTGAGGAATCTGGCGTTATTCGTTGGGACCCAGCAGGTAAAGGTTTTAACCCATACACAGGTGTAGAAAACGATTTCGGAACTGTTACTAGCCAAATTCCAAGTAACAAAACTACACGAAGTCGTGCAATAATTGCCGAATCTGCTCCTGAGTTGTTTCCAGCTGTTTCTGGTACGTCAAACCAAAATGATTATTGGCTTAAATTAGCACAAGCATTGGGTGGCTATGGTGCCGGTAGTGGTGGCGGGGACAGCGGAGCAACAAGACTTGGTTATGCCGAACTTGAATATAAGCGTCGAAAAGATGCGCAAGAGCGCCAAGACGCTCTTGCCGCATTGGGTTACGACCGTGCACAAAGCGCTCGCATTCTGGGTGGAATGGAAAACTATTACACAAGCGGTCAGTACGGCAAAGGCTTTGATGAACTGCTTAACATGATTAATCAACAGGGTGCACTCTCCGAAGGTAATGTTCGGGATGCCTATGGTCGTGCGCAAACAAACATCGGCCAGGGATACGATGTGGCATCTGGTTTGGGTACGGCTGGTTTTAATGCGCTTAACCAATATCTTGCACAAAATCAAAACAACCCTTATGCCGGCATGCAGGCAACTGCTGGAACCGCACCAGACGCTCTCACAAGCTATCTGAGCGCCTATGGTGTGTCCGACCAGCCTGTGCAGGGACAGATTCAAGCAGACCAGCTACAGGCTCAACAGGGGGCTGCAAACTATCAAAACCTTATTGATGTTCTTAGCGGTATTGCTCAGCAAGGTGCTGGTTCTCGTGGTGCCGAGTCCCAGATGGCACAGTTGTTGTTTAATACTGGTTTAGGTCAAGAACGTGCTGGTTATCAAGGACAGGCAGAGAATGCGCAAGCGCAAGCGCTTGCCGCATTACAGCAACAGTTGTTCCAGTCTAGGTTTGGTGTTCAGTCTGACCGCAATAGTTTGGCTAATCAATTGGCTCAACAAATTATTCAAGCTGGTGGCAGTTTGTCTGGTGGCACATCGGGCGATGGCGGTAAACAGCCTGTAGTTCCTCCATCCTCGATTGAACAAATATTGCAGGAAATTGCAGCCCGACAAGAGGCTGGTACGCAAACTGGCGGTCTTTCGGGCGGTATTGCTCCAGGCCTAGAAGCGTATGCGATTTAGGGTAACGAAAGGACTATAAGACGTGGACCCGCTTGAGGAATTTTATTTGCGTTTAGCGCAAATGGGCCAACTTGCTGGCAAACCTGGTTCCCAACTCAACACAGGTGATTTGAGTAGTCTTCTTTCGTCAAACCTTGGACTTTTAACAGGAACATTGACGAACACAGCACCGAGCGAGGAGGACATATACGCCTCGGTTGCGCCCAATATTTCTCGTGTTAGGAACAATCCGGATGCCGACCCAATTGCCACTTTGATAGTGCAAAATCTCGAGGGTGGATTTTCGTTGCCACAAACACTTATTGAGCTTCGCAAAAAAGTTTCTGGTGGAGATTTGAAAGCGTATCAAGAATACGCAAAAGAAGTTAGCAAAGAAATGGGCGATGTTAAGTCTGCTCTTGGCAAGAGAAAAACTCCTGCTTCGGAAGCGGGTTTACCCGAACCAGGTGCACAGTATGACCCAACACCGCAAATGGCCAACATCTATTCTCGGTTAACCCAACAAGCTCAACCAGTAACGTTGCCAGTACCTGCTGTTGCCCCTGCATCTGAAAAGAAAAACGAAGTTGGATTTAAGGCTTTAGCTAAGACTTTAAATCCAATTGCGTTGCTTAGTAAATTGCCTATTACGCCTCGCCTGACTGTGCGACGCTCCAATGGTGACAAAAAACGTGTTGCGCAAGAAGAACAATACACAAAAGCTAGTGAGGCGCGACAACAAATTGCCGCTAAAGAATACGAGGATGTTAGAAATCTTTTAGCTAGTGCTATGCAAAAAAATAGTCTTGCTGGTAGCCCTTTTATGGATGAGGTTATGAAACGCACCATTATGAAAAGGTTGATAGAAAACCCTGGAGCAATCAATAAATTAACCAATCCGCAAGGGTAACTATGGCTAAACCGCCAATTAGTGGAGAAGATTTCCTAAAAGAATTGGGCAAGATTTCTGCCAAAAAACAAACCCAAACCACCACGGGTGGCTTGGGTAAAAGTCCATTGCAAAGTTATTTTGAAGCAAGGGACGCTGAGGCTGTAAAAGCAGAACAAGCGTTAGGGCTTGGGGCCAAAATTCTTAAACCAATTTTTAAAGGCATTGGTGTAATTGACGCACCAAGACGAACCGCAATTTCTGGTGTCAGAGAAATTGTTGATGTGCTTGATAGCGACCCAGACACAAACGCAAGTCTGTCCGATTTTGTTAGACAGTCAAAAGATTTGACTTATGGTTTTGGTACTGCGTTTCCAATAAAAAATAAATGGGGTGGAAGAATCCTTGGATTTATTGGTGACGTTGCTCTCGACCCTTGGACTTATGCAACTCTTGGTGGTGCTGTACCAGCCAAGGCAAGCATCAAAGCAATAATGTCGGGTGGCAAAGTTCTTGCTGAAGGTGGCAAAACAAGAGCGCTTCTAGGTGGTATTAAATACGTAAATGGTCGTGAAGGACGACTAGCTCTTGCGAACCTTGCCAAAGGACGCATGGAGGCAATGAGTGAAGCAGGAATTAGAACATTTAGCAAAGACGAAATTGGTAAAGCTTTTAGAGACATTTCCGCTCAAGGCAAAAAAGCACTTCCTGGTTATCTGCGTGACGATTTGGGTATTCGTGGTCCAGGCATTTATTATTTTGGTTCAAGAGTAAAACTTCCTGGTTCTGGTTCGGTTGGGGCTTTGGCCGAGAACCTTATTACCGGGGCACGTTTGGGATTGGTAAAAAATCCTGCTGGCAGAAGCATAATGAAATACGTTACACCCGACGGCACATTTCAGGCTGCCTATATTGACAATCAATCCGTTTTAAGAGACAGAGTAAACCTAGCTTCGGGTACTTTAGAGAACGGTGATTTAATGACACCGCAACAAGCCCTTGACGCTGGTGTTCGTTTGCGCATGGCTCAACAGCAACGAACAATAACTGCAAAAAATAGAGAGTATGTAACACAGCAGGTTGTGAGAGTTGTGGCGGACCCAGATATGGAAGCCAACAAACTATCTATTGCTTCTGTTTTGGAAACCGAAGGTGCTCTGGAAAACGCTGATGAAGTTGTTCAAACACTTGCTGGAAAAATTAGAAATTTTTTCAACGCAAGATTTTTAGATGTTCAAAAAAGTGCAAACGAAATTTCTCCCGAGTATGCGGCAAAGTTTTCATCAAGACAAAATTACGTTCCACATATCGAGTCGGATGACGCAATTGTAGACAGATTGAAAATGGGTGAAGAAGCGTGGGATGCCAGAACTGGCGGAGCAGCCATTGATGACAGTCAAAGGTTTGCTTCTTCTTATCGAAAAAGAAGCTTGCAACCTGGAGATAATTTCTTTGGGCATACCATAGAAAATAGAGCGTACACAATTGACGAACTAAACAATATGGCTAAAAACCCCGGGACACTTTTGAACCCCAAGACAAAAGCACCATTTGAGCCATTGACTTACAACTTTTATGAAAATGACATGGTTAAGATTTTGCAAAAATACTCTGAACATTTTGCACAACAACAAGGCCATAACGCTTATGTTTTGACCGCCCTAAAAGAAGGTGGAGATTTTTTTAGAGTTCTTGCAAAAGATGCGCAATCTGACCCATTGGTTGCAATGGACACCAGCAACGCTGTTGGTGAACTTGCTTCCCGTTCAATAACTGCTGCCAATAAAGTTGCTAGCGATGCGGTGGTTGACGCAGAAACAGCTGTGCTTGCACCAACAAAACTATTGGATAATCAAAACCTTGTGAATTCAATAAATGAATTTGGTTCAACTCTAAATAAGTTAAAAGAAGTATTTGAGAATCCGCCCGAAATGCTGACAGACATTTTAGATAGATACGAAAAACTTAGGGACAAACTTATCAACAATGTGGACGCCGAGGGGATTGTTGGTGAAACTGTTGCGCAAGTGCGGGCATTGGCCCGCGACTTGCAAAGAATGGTTGAAATGGGAAACTATGTTCCCAAAAGAACAACCGTTGTAAACAGCGCCGAAATTGGTAGTCGTCTTGGTTTTGACAACGTAGTAGACAAAAAAACAATTGGCACGATACAGGGCTTAATAAAGAATACGGCAGTTGTCGATGCGGACACAATCGATAGAGCAATAGCTGTTGCTCTTAGGGATGTATTCAATGGCGTTGACAAACAGTTGTTTGCTTCCGATGAAGCAAAGTTTGGAATCATAAGGGCCTTGTTTAAAAAAGCCGAAAGATTGAAAAATGTAAGACGAGTAAATCTTAAAAAATCAAATCTACCCAAAGCCGTTATTGCTAAAGACAATTTGCGTTATGGTTTTGTTTTGCAGGACATGCAAATTTTTGGAAACATAATTAGGGGAATTGATGAGCGTATAAAACAATATGCTCAATTCAACTTTGGTCCGTCCGTATTGAGCAAACAAGAAATAGAAGACATCGTGGCAGACGTAACTTTGTCGTATGTTTTCCAATCGGAAAGAGAATTGGCTCGAGTTTCAAGAATACAAAATTTGGTTCAAAAAACCATAAACAGTCAAGACAGTTTTGAAAAAAAAGTTTCTGATATCAAGAAATTAATTCCAGATTTAGATTTGTCTTTAAACTCGGAAGAAGACCTTACGTTGTTCGTACAGGTCTATCTTGGCGACGCTGTGAACGATGGTTTATTAGAGGCCCAACGCAAACTGTTGCGGCAAAGAGTTCTGGATTTGGAAAGCAATCCTTTTTCGGATTCTGTTGCTCAGACCGTCTTGGGTCGAGAACCCAAGACTGCTTTGGAAGTTAATAACGAAGTAATAAGAATTAAAAATTTAGTAGACGTAAAAGCAACAAAGATAACTACACAAAGTAAACGTACTGCTCAGTTGCGAAAATACCCTGAGGGTGAACAAAAATTATTTAATAAACATTTGGAACAGTTGAAGGTTAAAAAGAAAGATATTGAAAAACGCTTACAAAAAATTCTTTCAAGGCAAACCGAAGTTAAGAAAATTCAAATAACCGAAGAAGATATTCGCACATCTATTTTTGCAAAAATTCAAAAATATATTAATAGCAGTAAAACAAACTTGGAACAATGGTTTCGTCCACAGCCAATTACGGCAACTGACGCAACGTTGTCAACCAGGTTTAGGGATTTCTTTCTTGAATCAATGCCTCAGGTTTTGGGAAAAAATAAAAGGTATTCAAACCTTGATGATATAACACAAAAATTTGTTAATGAAAATAATCCAGCTTTTGATTTACTGGACATATTGTTAACAAAAAATCCGGATGCAATAATTGATACCGCTGATTTTGAAATAGCTTTAGATATTGCGTTTTCCAATTCAGCAAGAGCCAAAAAGCTCATGTCTGAAGCCCGAAAAATTAGTAAACGAACAGATATAACAAACTATGACGACTTAAAGAATTTTCTTTTTGAAGAACTTGGAGCATCACAAAGAACAAACAAACAGGTTGCAGATGGTTTGTTTGCGTCATTAATGAACGACTTTACTAATGACGTGGCACAGATTTCTAAATCTACCGTTGACGAATTGCGTAGAGATGTATTTATTGCCAACAGAGCAATGCTTTTGGCAGAACAGGAAATAGAACAACTACGGGTTCAGATTGATGAATTGTTGCCAGACGAATATTTTGCAAGATTTCAAAATAGCATATTGCCGGAACGAGCTCAGTTGGCTCTAGACGAGCCAACCGAGGTTCCGTTGGTAAATCGAATTGACCCAGAAACGGGCGAAATTGTTGGGCAGCAGAACTTGGCTGCTAATAAACAAATGATGTTGGAAGAAAATGATTTCTATCCACAGGCCAAAGCTGTTTTGAACCGCATGCAAAACCTGCAACAGCTTGGGGCAATTGACGGAGACATGGTTGACTGGACTTTTGGGGGAAGAATTCAATTTCTGTACAACAATAGCCCAATGTCTTTTACGCGCCAAGAGTGGGACGCGTTTGTTAATCCACGCAACACCGCATATGTTCCAAATGATAAAATACAATATATTGTTTCTCGTCTAAAGGATGAGGATTTGCGTCGCATTGTTCTGGGCGATGACTATACCGATGACTTTATACCCGATGATGAAATGCTGCAAAGATTTGTTTCGTATATTGCCAAACAACAAAACGATGCTTTTGCAAGCGAGCCAACATTTCTTGCGCGGCAAGCAAATATTGGCGAAGCATGGAACAAGTCCGACGCTAACAAATTTCTTTTCGAACACAGCCGGGTAAAGAATATGGCTGCTGAGGAAGCAGCAAAAAGACAACCTAAAAACGTTGTAACGGAATTGGACAGAGAAATTAAATCACTAGATAATCAAATCGATTATTTAACAACTGAAAGAGTTAGGACCCAGGAGTGGTGGGAAACCTACGGAGCAAGTGAAAAGGCGATTGAAGCAGTAAATGTATTGCAACAACGAACAAACAAGTTGGTTAGATTAACCAACTTGGAATACAGCGATGTCTATCAGGGGTCCTCCAAAGCTGTGCCCGAAGGTTTGAAACCAAGACCAACTGCTGGTAGCCCAGATTACACCAATCTGCTCATATTGGGAGTTCCTAAAAATGTTCTTAATTCACCAAATGTTAAAGTCTTAAACGATTGGATGGCAACGCACCCAGAAATCTTTAATTCAATTTTGGCAAATTTTAATGATATCCAAATCAGCGATTTGGATGAATTTATTTTAATGACGCCAACAACGCGGGCTATGCGTGACAGGCAAGTAGAGGTTTTGCAAACAATAAAAAAGAATGGTCTAGAAACCAAGGGTACAAAAAACAAAAAAATTAGCGAACTTATCAGGGAAAAACGAAAACTGTTTACAACCCCAGACGAAGATAAAGCTCTTGCTGAACGAGTTGCGCAACAACAAAAACAACGAGCAAAAATACAAGAGATTGAAAAAAAACAAGCCGCAACAAAGGCGGCCAATCAACCCAAACAACCAATTAAACAGCCGTCTGTTGTGTCTGAATACAATCCAGACATTCCATACCATCAGCAAATGGTTAATGTTGAGCGACGGACACTACAGTCCGTTGCGTCTTTGCCACCAGAAAAAACAGAAACAATCAATCGTCTTGTTCAGCAATTTGATTCTCAATATGACGAATTTGATAAAGCTGCGCAAGCAGAAGCCCTCAAAGAAGCCAGACAAACAAAGGGTGTAATAGCCTCTGATTCAACGGTTGTTGATTTTGATGCTATGGCAAGGGTTAAAGACGCAGAAAACATTTTAACAAACGTACAAAAACGTGGAGTTGCAACACCCGTTGAAGAAGTTCTTTTGGACGCAGGAACCAAAGAGGCTGAAGCAATGGTTGTTGCTTCCCGACTTCCTCAAACGGAAGTCGAGGCAAGACTTTTGGATGGTTTGGCTTCTATGGCAAAACCTGCGACCCGAGAACTTCCGTTCACAGCCGAGGAAACGGGTGTAATGAAGATGGTTGCCGATGGATGGAAGCGCCTTGACGGCAAATTTGACATGATTGAAGTAACTCCAGAGTTTCAAGAACTCTGGAGAAATGCTTCCTATTTTGAAGACCCAGCATTTGTTCGCCAAATGGTAAATCTTGTTGGTGGTTACACAAAGTTCCACAAGTCTTACGCAACTTTTACCCCAGGCTTTCACGTTAGAAACCTTATAGGAAACGTGTTCCAATATGTGCTGGCTGGTGGGCAAATAGCACATTACCGTCGCGCTACAGAAATATTTTTTGAATGGGAAAAGGCATACAAGAAAGGCATTCCGTGGAAAAGTTTTGTAAAAACTTTGTCCCCAGAAGAACAAGTATTCGCCACCAAAGCCAGAACAGCAACATTGGGTTCTGGTGGTGGTATCTATAGTGATTTATTCCAAGACCTTGTTCCAGGCAACATATTATACGACAACAGAGCAACTCGTGCTTCTCGCAGAATTGGTCAAAAGTCAGACAACATGTCACGTTTTGTTCTTGGATACGACTCCGCCGTTCAGGGCATGAGCACGGATATGACGGTAGCAAGAATTAAAAGATTTTATTTTGACTACGAAGATTTGTCCAAACTCGATAGAACAATGAGACAGTTTGTGCCGTTTTGGATTTGGACCTCACGCAACCTTCCACTACAACTACAAAACATGTGGCTCAATCCAAAGCCGTATCAAACCTACAACTCCGTTGTTCGCAACTTGCGAGACACCGAAACCGAACGACAACAACCTCTGCCTGTTTGGTTGCAACAAATTAACGCATTTAGAATTCCCGGGTTGCCGCTTTATGCGGCACCCGACCTTGGTTTTACAAGAGTCCAACAACAACTAGAACAACTGGCTATGCCAAAGAAGTTTGGTTCAAACCTTAACCCATTGTTGAGAGTACCTCTTGAACAAACTTTGGGTCAAAATTTGTTCAATGATGAAAAACTCGAAACACCTACGGACAGAATAGTTAATGTGGTTCAAGGAAGTTTTGTACCAATCTCGCAGGTTGACCGCTTGCTTAACTCGTATGGCGATGCCAAAATTAATGCTTGGTTGGGATTCTTTGGTTCACCAATTAAGAAAATCAAAAAGGAGTAACATGAGAGCAAAAAAAACGTACACAGGCAACAAAGATGGAGATATGGGTCGTGAGCGACCCGGATTGACTGAGTTAATTAAGCACTTGGTTTACTTGAGTGATGGTGCGTTGTGGAACAACGGCACCTACGTTAATAGACCTAAGCGTGGCTCAGAGAGCCTTTCCGTGCACGCTACGGGCAGGGCGGTAGACCTTAGTTATCGCAAGACCCCAACAAAGGGTCTGCGCAATGGTCGTGTAGCAGCTGAACACATCGCTGACTTTTTAGTTCGTCATGCGGACGAACTTGGTATTGAGTTGATTCTAGATTATTTCCCAGAACCACACGGTCGTGGTTATAACTGGACTCGTGGCACTTGGCAGAAATATACCAAGCCGACAATACATGGTGCGCCAAAAGGTGATTGGTTGCATGTTGAATTGAGTCCCCAATGGGCTGACTCTAAACAGAAGGTTCGGGATTCGTTTCTGAAGATATTTCCGCAGACTCAGTAAACTCGTAGACTTCGGCTCGTTGAGCGAACTTGCCTTGCAAATATCGCTCGAATTCTTCTTTGTCGCCGTATATTTTGGCTTCACTCAAAATCTGTAGTGGGGCTACGTACACAATCATGTCGTAAGGGATTGCCATGATTCCGCAGCAATTACCTCCGTCTTGGTCAATTGTGGATGCAATGTGAACGTAGTCGTTGTTGTAGGCAACAATATAGCCAATAGAAATGTTTGGGGTTTCTGGTTTTGGGCTGTAGTGCTCCACACTCATCCACTCATCTTCTGAGTAAGCGTCATCCCAAAGTACAATTACTGGCCTCATTATGATTCTCGCTTCCATAGCTCTTGCTGTGCGACACGAAGTTCCGCGCGCATAGCTTCCAATATTAACTCCAACTCCTCTACCCTATCACGAAGGTAACGCTCTGTTTCTGATGGTTCATTTTGCATAAGGGTCTATTCCTTCTTCGTCTAGGTGTTGCTCTATTGTTTCAATTAGTGTTTCGAGAAATCCCATAACGTGAATCCATGCTTCTATGTTTCCCTGAATGCCACGCTCATACGCTTGGCACAATTTAATTGCGCTATCGTTTGTTGCACTCAGGACAACGTTTACACCGTTGTCTAAATTGTTTTGAAGATTTTTTGCTTTGTCTTCAATTTCTTCAACTTGCTTGGCTGGAATGATGTCATAAATCCAATCGTCGGGCTCATTACTTGCCATGTTTTTTCTTTCTATTGTGGGCATATAAGCAATTTGTTTGCAATCCATTTACATGTACGCCTTGGCCAATATCAATGGGGCCGTAATGTTTTTCCAACAAGTTAGCTATTTCTTGTGGGGTGACAGGCATTTCAAATCCAATCACTAGCTGACTCGTTCGCATAGTTATCTCCTAAATCCAAATTAAATGTTTCGTCGTTGAGCATTAAAGCTATTACGCAGTACCCAACTATATCCCGTAGGGTATCTACGAGTGATTCGTTTTGTGCTTTTGATTTCTTGGATTTAAGATTAATTAATCTCTCAACCTTGTCCGATAGACGGACAAGGACACCCTTCATTCCAAATGCAGTTATGTTGCCATGTCCATAGTCATGTTGTTTTGATGCCAGTAGCTTACACATCTCACCCGAGTCCCATTTGTCTCGCATGCGCAAATCTTGAACTGCCTGAATGGCAATTTCTGTCCATAGTAGCGACACCGGCAATTCATCTTGGTCAAATAAACATACTCGACCCGATGTGATTAGGCGCTGCAGCTTTGCCACATCTGCCTCTTTTGTTTCCGTAGCAAATGACGCAATGTGCATCACCCATTGACTGGCGGATTGTTCCCAATTGTTTACCACTCTGACCTTCTTTCTGATTAGTGGGTGCATTGTAAGTAGTTGTTGTAGTCTAGCATAAGCATTGTTCTTGAGTCGCCAAGCATGTGGCTTGGAAACGCCAAGGCGTTTACCAAGCTCATCATAAGAAACAAATTCGCTATTGACTGAGTTGATTATAAATTGGTCTTGTTCATCTAGTTGCTCAATGCACATAGCAACTGCTTCCCGCAGCGGTTGTAGTTCTTCTGCCGACTCCTCAATTACGTCAGACACAGAAAGCATCAACGCCTCCATGGGCGTTTGTGGACGTTGTTTACTTAAGTAAGTTGATGAAAAGACAAAGTTGTCTTGGGGAATGTCATTCTTCGACATTGCCGTCAAATGCGGAATCGTAAAGAAGTGCCATCACTTCTTCAGGTTGCAGCAAATAACCCCTCGCTGGGTTATTTGTGCCTTCCGCAAATAAACGTAATCTTGATTTTGGTAAAGTTTTAATATAACGCCTTAATCTGTCTGTAGAAATAACTATCATTGCCTCGTTCATAGTATACACATAAACCCACCATTCTGCTTCAGTTATGGCTAGCCCAGAGTCCTTCCAGCCGTGTTTACGCGGGTTCTGAGCCACCTCAACAACCATTCTGCCATTGCGATAGCGGTCAGACTTGACTTCAAACGAACCGTTCACAATGCCTTGGAGGAAGCCTTTAACCTGGTCTTCGCCTTGTTTGCCAAACTCCAAATCTTTTTTAAAGTTTGGTTTTGGTATATCCCATCTTGACTCTTTCATTTTTTCCTCAACTTTAAACTAATGATTTGTTTGTCATCTGTATAGGCTACACCATTGAGGGCATCGAGAATAGCTTTGGCGTAATTATCTATATCCCCACGCAGTTTTGATGGATTCTTTGATGGCCTTAATTCTTTAATAATTATTTCTGTTTTGTCTTTGTCAAAAATTAACTCAACTTCTAGTGGGCCATCAGCAAAGGCAACACCCGTATAAAGCTCTGAAATAAGTTTCTCGTACTCTCTTGTTTCTTTGGGTGTGTAGGTATGGCCTGAACGAGTACTTCTTGGGCGTTGTTTTGAACGCGGCTTAACAGCAAAGATTTGTTTGTGAATCATTCGCCGTAAACGTCAGCAATGATTTTTGAGATGTGCATATCGCCATCTTCACGCAAATAAAATTTACCCCAACGAATATCAGCAGAACGAATAATACCATAGGCAACATCAGCCGTTAAACCATCAGACCTAAGCCTGTAAGCAAGACGCACTAATGTGCCAGAACGGTCTGAGTCTGGCAACGGTCCATCCATAAACATTTTTAGCGAATAAGGTCTTAATAGACTTTTTGCCACATCAACAGGAATGGCAGCATTTCCACCAACAAAACTCAATGATTGCTTTGGTACATACATGTCTGCCAATGGCATTAATTGATTTTCCGTAACACGATTTTTTATGGCTTCTTCAACAAAAACATTAAGCGGCATTGGTTTGTCTGCGCTATCCATAATGAAGCGAACACCCATTGGTTCAAACAATTCACCTGGATACGGCAAACGAACATAGTTGCCGTAACCAGAAGCTTCTTCTTGTTTTGGATTAATTTCTTTAGCCGGCACTTTGACGGCAGAGTGTGCGGCGAGCAACGCTCGACGCATCACTCGCGCGGCAACTGGCTCACTTGCAAACACCCAGATGTGAAAGCCCTTGACTGTGCGTTCAACCCAACTTTCAATAGACTTCAACTTTAGGGCTAGTTGTATATTGCGGGCTTGGTCAATATCATCCACATCAATGTCTGAACACCCCCACCAAACTGTGTTGGTGGGAAGCATTGGATATATGCCGATATATTCTTGCCCCCACAAATGTTTCAAATACTTTGATGGAGTAACTTCTTCTTTGATGCAGCCACCTTCCCACGAACCGTAGGCGTCTGTACGACCGGCAAACAAAGAAGCAAAGTTTTTAACGAGTTCAGAATTGTCGTTCATGAAAACCTCGCAAATATTGTTTTGGTAAATCACCATTTAGTAGTGGCATTAGACGACCAGTAGCTAAATCTATTTCATAATCAATGTCATCTACAAGTTGACCAGCTGGTCGTTTGTTTTTCAACAAACTGACTGTAACGGTGTACTCGTGAATCTTTGCTTCGTATCGCAGAGAATCGAGGCGCTCCATTGAGCGCTCTGAGTGTGTTTTGTCAAGCTTGTTGATGATTTCGTTCATCTCAGCCATGATGGAATATTTTTTACGACGCACACCAATGACCGATGTTGCTTGTTGTTCGCCACCAAAAGCACCTGATGACATGGTTAGTTTTGCTCCATCAGCGCCTGAGGAACGGGAAGTTTGATGCAACACCAGCATTGGTATGTCATGTCTACGACCAAACGATTTAACGAATGTTGCTTTGTCGGGAACCGTTTCGCCTGCTTCTACTAGGTCAAGGTAGTCCACGACTACAAGGTCAGGTACTTGTCCCCACACATCACACACTTCGTTATATGCCCGCTCCATGTCTATGCCGGTCAATGGTTGGTCAAACACAGCGAGATTGGGGAAGTTTTCTTCGGCGGTTTCTCTAAGTAAATCAATTGCGTCAGTGTCGTCCATTGCAACTAATCGTTCTAGTTCTCGAGCATCAATGCCGTGGTACATGCAGGTTAGTTTTGTTAAAACAAGTTGGCGTGGTTCGTCTGGAATGAACATTGCAATGTGTTTGTCGCGATTCTCAAGCAGGGAATGCAACAACAATAATGTTTTGCCACCGTGCGCATACCCAATCATCATTGACATTTCGCCTGCAGCAATGCCACGCATTTCGGCATCTATTTGTGGTAATCCTAAATGGATTCTTTCTTGTGGGCTTTGTGCCCATCGGACAAAAGAATGAGCCGCTTCTGAAAGTGGTTCATACATTTTGTATTCACTTGGCGGGATAATAGAAGATGGTGGAGAATCAGGACTGACCTGCTTCTCCACCATGTCCCAACCCGCAGAAATTTGCTCTGCGGTAAGTTTCATTTATCGGGTCTTTGGTGCCCAATAAGCTTTTTCACCCTCAACGGCCCTAAACCAAGGACGCTTTGGGTTGATTGAAAGGCTGTCACGGTTGTCGTACACCTTGGTTACACCATCACGCTTACACGCTTTGATGAGCCAATCTGGCAAGTCGCCGTGTTGCTTTCCAACAATCTGCAACGACCCAACTGCGGTGGAAGGTGAACCGCTTCCAGAATTATCTGAAACAGTCGTTGCATTGAATGCTTGTTTAGTCATTTCGAAAATCTGAGCGTCAGACTGAGAACTCTCAATGACTTCAAAAATTACATCTTTTACGCCCGTAAACAAAAGTGTAAACTCACCCAATTTTGCTTCGGTACTTGCTTCCTTGTTGACCAAATCTGCTGCAATTTTTGCAGCGACTTGGGTGATTATTGCCCTGTCCTTATCCATTATCAACCTCCAGTTGATTATCGTTTTGTCCTATACTAGCACCTTTGCAGACAGACCACCACGGACACCAGCGGTCTGAACACAAATAATGTTGGTCATTGATTAACCAACGATTTTTTGTGGGTGTTCCTGTTTCGTCACCCATTGCAAACCCGTAGGCAACAGCCGACATAGCTTGCTTGATGACAAAATCTCCATGAGCTTTACTGCGATTGACAGAAAGTATTTGGCCGTACGCTTCGTTTACTCGAATCATTACGCCAAAATTAAATGTTGAAATATTTTCTTTTGTAAACCCAAGAACGTGTGCTGCATAAGTGTAGATAGATGATTGCACATCTTGAGATTGTTTTTCAAGCGCAGAATATTTTCGAGCTGCTGTTTTCCAATCCCAAACACCTTTTTCATGCACATAATCCATTGTGCCTTCAAACCAAAGTTGATAACCGTTAACCGACGAGCCTGTTGGGGCTACAAATTTTACTTCCGATTGACCGCCGAGCGGAACATGCGGATAAATGTCTTTTACCCAAGCATTTGTTAGGCCAATTACATGACGATGCCATGTGCTTGGTTCAACATTTGTGTGCTTAATTCCTTCTTCTTCTATTTCTAAAAAGCGTTTTAAAGAAACTTCTGGTGCATCTTTCGTGGAACAATTATTGTTTAAGACTGCTTCAATACCGGCATGAACGGCAGTGCCGATTGCGGCGCTGTCATTTGTAGTTTTAAATTCAGGTTGGGTCACGCTAAGGCGTGACCGTTCTGGACACAGCAACATGTCTTTTAACCAGGATTGTCTTACGTACACAATCTTGGCTTGTTCATCAATTCTCATTTTTTAACCTTCCTTTTATGTGTACGCATTTTATCACGCCGACCCTTCGGTTGGCGTGATTTGGTTTCTTTGCCCCCCGTTATCATCTCTCCACTGCCCCCCTGGAGGGGGATTATAGTAAAGCTCATTTGTGTACGGTCTGTCAAGCATTTAGGTTCAACACCCAAACCCCAAATTACGCGCGCCACGGTAGCCATCCGTTTCCGTATTCTTTATGCGAATAAAGCCATATTAACCTTGCTGCCAATAGGTTTACCCGAGGTAAATAAAGTTCTTCACAACTATTTAATACTCCAAAGGTTTGCAAGTATCCATTTGGATACCATTTTGAGGGTTTGCACCAGTACGCATTGATTTGTGTAAGCCCAAAAGACCCCCCATTGGGGTCTTTGCCATAGTGAACCCATGTAAAACACCGAGATTCTCGATGAATAACTGAATCTAATTTGGCAAGGTCTTGTTCTTCCCAACCTACATTTACGGCTAGTTGAGCCCATTCAGGGCACAACATATTATTTGGCAAAATGATTCTGTCTTTATAGGTTTGCGGTGGGCTTTTAGGGATTGAAAATTGCTCTACATTTAGTGGCAACACCTGTATTTTTTGTGGTATTTTAGGTGGAGTTAGGGTCCATCCAATAAGCAACACCCCAACAACAACAATTAACAATCGTTTAAACACATTTACTCCTTTAGTTTTATTTTGGAAATTTTTCTATGTGTAAATAATCTGCCGCCCCAAACGCCTACACAATCATATTCTTTAGCAAAGTTGAAACATTCTTGTTTAACTTTACATTCATTGCATGTTTTGAATGCGTTATAAAGATTAGAGCCAGGGCTTATAGAAATTCTACCTCCTTTTCCATCTGGCGGAAAGAACCAATCACTAGGGCAATTGGTGCAATTTGCGTATTTATAAATCGGATTAAGTTCTTTGGATATTTTTTCGTTTTTTAAATCTTTGAGTTTTACCCATTTTTCAGCCATTATTACCATCCTCCCATTTCGATAAATGATTCACCATTGATATCCCAACCTTCTTCACGAAGAAGTTGTGATATTATTTCACAACCGGCTTCATAAACGTATGATTGAAGTAATAGTTCTATACTTTCTAGCGCAACACACGCAGCCGCACCTTTAAGGTGTGGCATTGCTTCGCGCACATCTGCATCTGTAAATCCAACAGATATTTGCATGGCATAATTGTCGCTCATATCATTTCCTTTATTTTTTCTGTTAGCCATACTGTGCATCTTTTGGCCCATGAACTTATTTCGAATAGTTCATCATCATCATATGGACGACCTGGCGATTCATAATCGCTAAGTGTTTCTTGCAGATAATCAATCAATCCAAGTATATCATTTTTTGTTGCTGTTGTCATTCTGTTTTTCCTTTGTCTACATGTTCAACAACATCACGGAACTTGGTTGCGTAACGATTGAATATGATTTCTATTTCTTGGTCTGTAAACACAACACCTTGCTGCGCAAATGCAGAAACAAATTCGTTAACTGCATTAACTTGCATGATTGAGTTTTCGTATTGTTGTATTTCACTCATTGCGTATCTTCTTCCATCATTTCTTTGATTTCGTTGGTTACTTTATTTATCTGATGCTTCAATTTCTTTTTGACTAACTTGTCAACAGCTTGAGCAAGAGTGCCGTTTGCTTTGCCTTCATCGACAATTGTTTTATCTGGGTCATCTTGGAATCGCAACACACTTGCAACACCACTAAAATCTGCCCCAACTAGCAAGCGCACCCTGCGACGATTTGGTGACTCTGATGGTACATTGTCACCTAGTTCCTCTAATGGTGCAGCCCAACCACAGGTTAGAATTGTGAAAAAGTTAGCATCTTTGACGATTTTGAAAGTGTCAGAACTTTTTAGCAAATCATAAACATCAAGGTTTTGATGTTTCATTACCATTTTTTTGTTTGCATTCATTACCCACAAAGATGCTCCATCTAGATTCCACGGGTCTTTGAAGTCTTGTAGAATGTAATTAATATCTTCTTCTGCTTTTGTAACTAATTTTGTTATTGTTTTGGGCATTAGATTTCTTCCGTTTCTATGTGTTTTTTGTTGTAGTATCTACCATCAATTAGCATGATGTGTCCGTCAAGACGCAACATGTCTAGTCGTATTTTTGTTTCATTCATTTTTACTCTGTCATCAGTACGGGCACACTCGACAAGAGTGAGTCCGTATTCCGAATCAGAGATTTTTTCAAACAACTCCCGCATATGCGGACTAATTGCTTCCAACATTTTTAATTTATTTATGTATTCTCGATGGTAAAAACGAGCGCTGGAAAAAGCTTTAATTTTTATAGACATTAAACATCACTTTCTATTCCGAGTTCTTGATTCATTTGAGCAGTAATACGCTCGACGGCTTCGTCAATGAAGCCGACAGTTGCTGTATTAATGCCACGATTTACTAATGTTTTGAAGCGTTCGTCTTCTAACAAAACAGCCACGATTCTTGCTTTTGCATATTCAATAATGCGACCATAATCTAAACTTGCAACTACATATTCTGTGACTCTGCTGACATCTATTGATTCTGAAATTTGTCCAATTATGTTGTCACTAATACCATTAGAAATTATGTTGTTTATTGATTGTTCGCAGCGTGCTGTTACATTTGTTGTTACATCTCGCAAAAGCCGATTGTATGACTCAACATCAACATCAAACCTAATTTGTTCGTTAGATACAATTCTAATACTCATTTAGGTGTTCCTTTCTTGGCTAAGCCAATTTCGTATTTGGTTATTTCTACAAAGATGTTTTCCCAACCGTCATCTTTGCGTTTAATTTTTCTTTTCATTTTTTTTCTGCGTTTATTGTTTAATTTTTGTTTCACGTGTCATTTCTCCATCTTTTTCATCCCAATTAATAAATGATTCACCGTATTCGTAGTGTTCCCAACAATTGCAATCTGTGTTTGCACAAGCTAGACACGTTTTGCAAGCGCCACAATGAGTGGCGCTTGGTTCTAACGCATCAACATAATAAATTGCGCCACAATTCCAACAATTAACAGTCGCATAATCTTGATTTGAATAATCTGTGAAGATTGTGATTTTGTTCATTATTGAAGTATCTGGATACAGCTCATCTTGTATATAATCAACCGTGTCGTCAAATGTCCAAGCGCTATTTGTTTTATGAAACGAACTATTCCAACCACTAACTTCATCGTCCCAATCGTCATACTGACGATAAATATCAGTTTTGTTATCTGATTTTGGAGTACCAAGATATGGCGAACTATAGCCGTAACCATAATTGTAATTTGAATATTTGTATCCGTAATTTTGTTTGTAGGAACTATTAGACCACCACATGCCGGCGTCCCAATGCCCAGATTTTTCATTGACGATATACCAATTATGTTTGGCTTTTTCGTTTGTAGTCAATACAACCAACTTGTTACCAATTGCCCAATTTTCTAATTCTTCAAATCTTTCTTGATTGTCGAGCGCTTCAACACCGCCAATCGCTGGAAGGATTAGTTCAGCAAACAGTTTTGTGTCTGAACGATGGTCGTTGATTGGCATTGTTAACGGCAAAATGCCGTTGTGTGCCAACACAGTGTCTGGCTTGCCATCAACATCAAATGGGTGACAATTGTTTATGTCGGTATGACCGTGTGTTGTAATACGAAAATGGAATAACGCAGGGCCACGATAGGTTTTTCTTAAATCACTCCATCGCAACCATAGTTTTTCGAAATCCATATCATGGTCTTTGATTATGGCAACACCTGCATGGATAGCAAAACCGAACCCATCAGGGTTTGATTTTGCGCTCACACGCGCTCGTTCATAGTCGAAATCAATGTTTTCTGGTAGGAAAGTTAATAAACACATATTATTTTGTATCCGTTTCTGCTTGCAGAACATTTCTGCTATTAGCTCTAGTAATGAAATTTTGATATAGATTGTCTTGTGCTTCCGCAAATTTAAGCAATGGCGCAAACGAAGTTAGGGCATTGTTTTTTATTGCTTCGGCAGCTGTTACTTGTTGCGAATAAGAAAATAAACAATGCACAAATTCGGCATATGCCAAAACTGTAGTAAAACGCAAAGATGGTCTAAAAATACGCAATTCGTGCGTATTGTAGTTTGAACGATTTACTGCAAGGTTGCGTTCAAATTGACCAGGTACATACTCGCCATTTTTGCGCACACCTTTAACAACTTCCAAAACAGTTGGTTTGTTTGCTATATCTAGATGTGTAGGTGCGCCCACAAAAGAATCTAAATCAAACTTAGCATAGCCTGATTGGCGACCAGCAAACTTAACCAATGTTTTTTTGTTTTTGAATATGAAATACAAAAACTTTGCTTCGTGCTTGGTGTCAGTAAAAGCATTTTTAGATATATGAATGTGTAAGCCACACGTAGAAGTACCCCATGCGCGATAACCGTTTTTGCGCAAATAGTCTAAACATGTTTTGTAGCGTTGTGCGTGGTTTTGTAAATAGTTTAGTGTCATTGGATGCGACACAATTTCAAAACCATGATTGATTGAACAATCTTCTTTTAGATATACCAGACCATCAGCTGTATTGTTAATATAATTAGCAGCATGAGACAAATAATTTTCATCAACTAACTCCGTTTCTAGTTCGATACCCATCATGGGTTCGTAAATGTTGTTTGTTTTTTGGTGTGTGAGTCTTGCGTTGCCGTCAGAGTGGTGAAAAATGGTTTCAGGTTTGTAGCTGTAACCATGAATGCCACTACTGTTGCTGTCATTTTCTGCTTCGTATTCTGCTTCGTGAATTACATCTGAATAGCAGTCATCGCAATATTGGTCGCCTTCATAGCGGTTTATTTCGCGATTTGTTTCAAATTCGTATTCGCACCTATCGCAATAACCCAATTCTTCACTTGCTTGTCTTGGCATGTTGAGTCTCCTTTATGAGATTCTGTTTCGGTTGTTGTATGACTCTGCTGATTCTTCTATGTTTTCTATTTCCGAATGAACCAATAACAATATGTCGTTAATTTTTTCGGATTGATTAGACCAATGACCATTACGATAAATAATTGCCATGATGTGGCGCAATAATTGTTCTTTATTCATATTTTTTTTCTTTGTTAGGTTGGCTTGCGCCCCGCGAAGCGGGGGGCGCAAGACGACCGACATTTGGTTCTACAACAGAAAGGGATTTGAATTTTCCAAATGTTTCGACTTCAATTAAACCTTCATCAGACAAAACATAACGCTTATTGTCTTTGTCAACATAGTGCCACGCCAAATTTTTGGCATCACGCACATCAACATTAGTAATAGTGTTTGAAGCTTTTATTAAAGCGTCGTAGAAATTATTTGCTTCTGTTTCGCATTGAACTAACAAACGAATGTTATATTTCATGTTTTTTCCTTTTTTGTTGAAAATGCCACACCCGAACGGTTGATTGCGACACCCGAACAGATTTAAGCGGTCAGTTGTAGTGACGATTGAGTTTTGAGGCTCTGGTGTTGGTGTTGGTGTTGGTGTTGTCGCCGTCGCGGTAGCGAACATAGGCGACGGAATTTCAAAACGCGCGTTCCGCGTTTTGCTTCCTAGTAATGCGTTAAGAAACCGAGAGTCCTGTGGACTCTCGGTTTCGATAACGCTTATGCTGAGTGAATTACTCAGACTTGCTTACCGTCAACGCTGTCAACGGCTTGAAGGCTGGTTGAGTAATAACCAAGTTACCGCCAAGCATTAACTGCTGTTTCGGTTGAGTCAATTCGTACTCAATACCGTCCTTGACATAGGAAGTTACAGGTGAACCCATAGCAACCACTTCGTCAATTTCAAGAGTAACTCCAGCACGAATGTTGTGTGTAGTTACAAGTTCGTTAGGCAACCAAGCCCAAGGACGGATTCCGTCAACTGCCGTAAAAGATACAGCAGTTGATTTAGGACCAGAGTTGCTAACTCCAGCCACGATTAATGTTGTACTCATTATTGTTTCCTTTCGGTTGTGTTTATATTGTTTACTTCTGAGAAGCGATTTCTTTGCCCCGCGCAACGCGGGGGGCAAGAAACTCGCTAATGGTTCTCTCCACAGACACACTCAAAGTTGCGAGCAACCCAGAGAAATGTCTCATCACATAGCACTTCTGATGGCGATATTGGAAACACATCGCCAACTTTTGCGTCTGAATAATCTGGTTCAACAGACATATTCAGCATTGCTCTGAGTTCGTCAGGCTCATCAGCAGGATTTGAATTGATAAGCAAGTCATCAACTTGCTCAACAATGCCAGAGTCATCAAGAGAGCGTTGTCGCCGTACAGCGTCACGCTCAAACTGGTCTGGCAACTTGATGTTGATTCGCTTAATGTTCTTAAGGTCTAACTTCATAACAACCTTTCTGATAGAGAGTGAACGGTGCGCGCCATCGGGGCGCACCGTTCACGGGTTTGTTTTTTACAAAGACTCCGTAAAGTCTTCTTGACTCTGAATGAACTCAAGGGCATTGTGTGCGCCATGCTCATCAGCGAGCGACCATAGTGCTTGAGCCGTGAAACGGTCAAGAACACGGTAAGCCCAGTCACCGTAAGACAACTCAATCAGTTCAATCAAGTTTTGATATGGGTCTGCCGTTGTTACTTCTTGATATTCTTCAACTTCTTCATACGCTTGGATGTCGCCAAACATATGAATACCTAACATCGTGTCACTATCCATTACCTTCTCCTTGTGTCTCAGGAAGGGGCTTATCCCCTTCGCTCCAGCGAGGGGTAAGACCCATCTTGTACACACACACACCACCTACCACCACATACCCCAGCCACGCAGGAAGGTAGACCCACAGCCAAGGTGGACGCACGGGTGGGGGGAAGTGTCAGGTGTTGTTCATGTTGTGAACAGGTGTTGGAAACAGGTTCTTACACAGGAAACTGGTCGCAGTCGCAGGACCAGAGGGGGGACACAGGGGGGGTGGGCACGGGTTCAGCAAATGGATGGCATCAGCCCGTAGCCATCTAACTCATTTTTTACAAACAGGGGGTACCCATCAACTCAAAAGGGTACCTTATTAAAAAATTACACCGTTTCGGTTTTTATTTCCTTGCGTTTAACTTGGGCAACACAATTTTTGCTGCACAAAAGAATACCTTTATATTCGCGAATGATGGCTCTTTTGGTTTTTTTGCCACATTCTGGGCATACGTGGTTCGAGTCTGGGGTCAAGCCAACATAGAGTGTTGGCTTGCCGTAGTCTTCTTTGGGTGCTACGGGTGTGCTGGTGCTACGCTTGGCCGGTTTCTTGCCGGCCATTAGCGGTAACTCCTGGTTTTTTTGGCAATCTTTTTTGGTTGGGCAACAAACTGTTTACCAGCTTTGTTGCCCTTGGCTTTGGCTGTGTTGGTGGCACGTTTTTCTGCTGGGGTTAGCGCATTCCATGCGGCGTCAGGTAAATAACGCTTGCGTCCCTTTGATGGCTTGCCATCTGATGTTCGCCATTTCTGTCCTGTCCAACTTTTTAGCGATTGTTGCGATTTAGCTAACGCCATTAGTTTTTGTATCCGCCGCCAGCTTTTTTATATTGCGATGCAAGAAGCTGTGCTTTTCGAGCCGACCATTCACCAGGGTCGCCACCCTTTGTGCCTGCTTTAATTTTCTTAAACAAAGACTTGCGCATATTTGGCTTTGTGTAGTTGCCAGCTTGGTTTACTTTTGATTTGGTTTTTTTGGCTGCCACTAGCAGTTCCATTTCTTGAGCGCCAACGCTTTACGGGTTGGTTTGCCGTTTGGTTTTTTCATTGGGCCTGGCATGCCACCCATTCGTGCGCAAAACGATTTGCGCCGCTTGGCAGCTTTCGAGCCTGGCTTTAATTTGCTTGGCTTTGTTGTGACCGCCATTGACAACTTTGAACCAGGGTTCTGGGCACGATAAGAAGCTATACCTTTGCGGTTTAGCCCACCCTTTGGGTCCTTGCCTTCTTTGCGTTGCCATGCGGCAGTCTTGGCCATTATCTACCGTGTTTGTTTAGACCGCCACCTGTTAGGCGACCGTATCTTGAGCCTTGTCCTCCACCACCAGAACTTGGTCCTGTGCGTGGTGGTGCTGCCATTCCTTTTGGTTGAGTTCCCTTTGGTTGTGCACGACCACCAGCTTTGGCGTTGCGTATTTTTTCTACTTTACCTGTGCCTTCACCAGCACTTTTTTTAGGTTTGTTAAATTCGTACGTTTTTTCATATTTAGCTTTTACTTTGTCTTTATAAGCTGCCAGCTTTAGGTCACGATATCCGTCTTTTAGGTACTGGTTACGCATTCTCTCATTTCGCACATCTTCTGCACGGCTTGCTTTTAGTTCTGACGGGCTTACATAGTCTCCGCCAACTTTTGGTTTTCTGTTTGACTTAGGTTTCTTGGCAGCCATTACTTGTACTCTTTAACCATTGCCTTCGGGTTCTTAACCTTAGAGCTTTTGCCTTTAACCTTCGGTGGGTAAGTTGATGTGCTTGTTCCCGACTTCGGCGTTGCCGAAGCGTGGCTATCAAGTTGACGGTAGTTGTATGGCATGGTTCTCCTTAGGGTTTACTTAACTCTTTTTAATCTTGGATTTTTTGCTTTAGCTGACTTAGAAGCTTTTCTTGTTGCGCTAGCTAAAATGGCCCCAGCTGCTTTTTTGGAGACGCCCTGTTGTCTGGCTATCTTGCCCTGTACTGCTTTGAAGCCTGGGTGCTTCTTTTGCATAGCTCTCCTTAAACTCTGACTTGTGTACGCCTTAATCGCAACGCTTGGGGCGTTGCGATTAACAGCTAGTTGGGGAAACCGGGTTTTTCCGTTTCCCCCCCTATAGTCCCCCCCAAGCGTTACATGCGTAACGAAGTGCGTACACATTGATGGCAAACTCCGAAGAAATGACCTTGACGGTCGCACAACAAAACTATTTGGATTGGTTGTGCACCGCTCCGTCAGAGCGAGTGCCAGCCTCCAAAGCCAAGTACGCCATTGAGTACGGCGTAGATGAAACAACGCTACGACGTTGGCAGAAAAAAGAAGTTTTCCTCAACGAATGGAAAAAGCGTGTGGACGACATTCAGGGTTCACCAGAACGCACACAAAAGCTTCTGGACACACTTTACAACAAAGCCCTAGAGGGTGACACCAAGTCAGCCCAACTCTACCTACAGGCCACCAACCGTATGTTGCCACCTACGGTAACGGTTCAATCTAATAAGAAGGCAACGGAGTTGTCCGACTCTGAGCTCGATGAACTTATTGGGCAGATTGCTGCTCATGAGAAGTCGCGACGTAATTTTAAGGTGGTGTAATGAGTACAACTAACGATGCGATGTATGTTGCGTTAAAAGCGCAGTACCCAACGCTGTCTACGCTGGGCGACATGATGTACGCCTTTGCTCAAGACAACGGTTACAACTTCCGTGACACACTTGGCTACGAGTTTTATGCCGCTACTGGTGCCGTTGGCACCACTCGCGGTGACTTGGCTAACTCGTACTGGAACGACCCGGACTTTGCTGTGTTTAACCTTGAGCTTGAAGATGGTAACGATTTTCTCTTAGAGGATGAAGGATTCATTTTGATGGAGGCTGGCAATGGCTGATAAGAAGATAACTGCTTTAACGGCGCTAACTGGCGCCAACACGGCTAGCACAGATGTGTTCCCTATTGTGGATGTGTCGGCTACGGAAACTAAAAAGATTACGGCA